AGACGACTTCGTCCAGCGATTGATAGTGCTGAGTTATGTCCCGCAACGCTTGTCTGTATGCTGTCTGTGCTTCTGTCATTGTCAGGTCTGACGATGCCCACCAGTCCGTTTGACTGAGTTTGGTGTCCCGAACCACCCGCAGTTTTCGCAACGGCTCACCGTTTGTCAGTTCCTCTATCTTGGCGTTTATTGCGTCATCACTTGGCTTTGCGATGACTTCGTCATGCCATATGATGTCATCAACCGTTTCACCGTGTGTTGTCCATTCCGCACCGGGGGCCAATTCTATTAAGGCTCTTGCTATGATACTCATGTGCCAATCTCCATCAATATAAGGCTGGCGTCCGTGGTGCTGGAAACATTGCATCTCCACGAGGTCGTTCTTTGCCCTCCGTAGGTAGATACATTTCTGATACGAATGTTATATGTCACAGCGGATGTGGTGCTTGGGCTGTCCAGATAATTTATTGATGCACCACAACTGCCGGAGTCTGTCCAAGAAGTGATACCCAATGCATAGACTTCCGTACCCCCTCTAAAGATAGCGTATTCGCTGTTGATGCCTTGGTTTGAATAAGCATCAATCAAAGCAGAAGCGTTTGCAAAAACTAATATTTTTGAAGATGTGGACGATGGGGTGATGGCACCTGTCATCCAAGTCGATACAAAGGATGTGCTTGATGTGTTTGTGTTTTGATTGGAGAAGGTGTGCTGAACAACTTGCAACACCTTGCCGCCGCCAACATCAGCCCAATCATTGACTGTTGTTGAACCAAGTGTGAGGCCATCCGGCCCTAAATCAACAGCCATTACTTAGTCTCCAGTTCCTTGATGCGAGTTTCTAACTCGGCAATCTTTTTGTTTGCTTCTTGCAGTGCGGCCACGATGACAGGGGTGATACGCCCGTAGTCCATCGACATCATCTCTTCGCCGTCAGGGTCACCAGACACAGCCTCTGGAACAATCTCTGCCATTTCCTGTGCGATAAAGCCAACCACCGCATCAGCGTCAGGGTCAGCCTTCCACTTGTGCGATACTGCGTTCATTGCCATCAGTTTGTCGGTGGCATCAGCGATAGGTGCGATGTCGGTTTTTAAGCGAATGTCAGATGTGGTGTTGTAGGTTGTGCCTGAACCAGTAACGTAGATAGAGCCAACCAAAGTTCCGCCCGAACCGCTAAAGAATTGTTGTACATTTCCGCTTGCGTTTGTTTGCCACAAGGCTAAGACTGATGTTTCGCTTGACTTAAAACCGCCAGAGCCGTTGACAGTTAGTTTCTCATAAGATGTCACTTGGTCAGATGTACAGTTCAGCATCAACTGGCCTGACGAATCCAGCCTCGCCCTCTCGCTACCGCCAGTGTAAAACTTTATGGTGTTCGCTGGGTTGCTGGAAATATCCATATATGTGTCAGTATCACCGTTGCCAGTGAAAAACTGTGCTTGCACTTCTCCGCTGAAATAGGCGTTTTTCCAACGTGCCGCCCCTTTACCCAAGTCATAGTAGGCATCTCTTTCAGCACCTTGATACGCTGGGCTGACAGCGGCATCGTTCATATAAATGCCGCCTGTGTTTCCTGTCTGTCCAGTGAGGTAGAGATTATCACCGCTGGAAACACCGATTTCGCCAATACTAACACTATCCTTGCGGAACTGTGCAATGCCGCCATCACTGGAAAGGCGGTTGCAATACAATGTGATGCCGCCACTTCTTGTGTGGTACGCATAGCCCGATGCGGCAAATTCGTTGCCTGTATTTGCTATTCCGTTTGCCGTCTTGCCCACCAGCAAGTTGCCACTGCTGTCGATGCGGAGGCGTTCGCTGTTGTTAGTGGCAATACGAAAATAACCGTTATTTCTATACCAAATATTTCCTTCAGTACTGTTTGAGGTAATTGTCATACCTTCGCCAGAACCTGTTTGACCACTTCCAGTCAAATGTAATTCTGCATTACTACCAGAGGCTATTTGCAGTTGTCCTCTGTTGACAGTCGCAGTGCCGATGCCCACGTTGCCGCTTGGGTCCACTCTAAATTTAGATGTTCCGTCATCCCTCACATCAAAGATGTAGTTTGCCGCAGTGCCTGTGGCCTCCACAATCATTACGTTGCTGTTGGTTTGGCCCTTAACATACAAGGGGACGCCGCCAGTGCTTGTAGTCCCCAGCCCAAGCGACTGTGTCGAGGCATCCCAGAAGAAACCTTGCGTGGTGCCTGTGCTGTCGTAGAAGGAGATGTCGCCGTTGGGCTTCACATAAAGCCTACTCGTTGTAGAACCCCCGCCGTATCCTGCAATCGTAAACCCGCCATCGGATGTGTTGTTGCGAAGGCGTAAAAATGTATCTTCACCAGACTGCTGTAGGAATGATACCTGTAAAGTTCCATCCGTGTCTTGCAGTTGAAGGCGGGGTGAAGACCCTTCAACATAAACAGCGTCATCAGCCGTCACCGTGCCAGTGACATCAATGCCGCCAGAGGTGGTTTCTAGGCGTTTTACTCCACCTGTGTAATAAAGTTCTGCAACACCGTTGTTACCGTAGAATATTTTATTACCACCAGCGGTGGCGATGTTTGGGTTGTCGGCCCAAATCCGTAAGTCACCAGAACCATTTTCTTTTATGTAAGAAGTGGTGCCGTCACTGAAAATTTCTAGGTCATTCCCCGCACCAAAGTAAGCCCTATCGGCATCACCGAAGGAAATATCATTACCGCCAGTAGTGCTACCGTTGGCAAGAACCTCTGACAGTTCGTTGTTGGCACCAATCTGGCTGTCTACATATGCTTTGATGGATTGCTGGGTAGCGAGTTTAACGGCACTGTTAGATGCCATGTTGTCTTCGTCTTTAATACCCGTAACGGTTGGTCCGTCAGCGTTTACGCTAAGTCCGTTTACAGTGTTAAAGCGTGATATACCCGCGCCGATGTATCCCATTAGGTAATCTCCAGAAGTGACACCGCAACATCAGCAGACGATGCTGTATTACTGGTAACCTTCAATGTATCTCCTGCTTCCATGACAACCTTCTGGTCGCCACCGATAACAACCAGTGACGAGCCAACAGGTACTGGTGCATTCTTGATGACATACACGCTATCCTGTGCGCCCGATGTTCTGGTACTTGCATCCAACTGGACATCAACCTCGATTTGACTTGTCACAATGTTAGCAACGGTCAGTCCGATAATCGTGGTCTCTGTCGAGGATGGGCATGTGTAAACGGTAGCGGCTGATGTTCCTATCGCCGTGTCCGTCTTTGATTTGAATGAGTTTGCCATAGTCCTATCCTAACGCAATCGACAGGGCGACAGCCTCGCCAGCGGGGTCGAAGTATGTCAGCCCCGTTGATTGGAAGTTGTCGCCGTGAATGACCTTTTCTGCTGGTAGTGTGCAGAAGATGGTACGGGTGCCGCTTGTCCAACTGACAGCGGCGTCTGAGTTACTGGACTGGAGTATTGTAGTTCTGGCGAGGGTTGTACCAGAAGCGGTGTAAGTCCCCACCCCAACCTCGAAGTCCGTACCGTCTGTGCAACAGTAGAATGTGGTATTGCCGTCACCGACTTCATTAAAGGTCTCAAAGCCGCCCACAGCACCGTCAAGGGTATACGCCCCAGTGCCAGTTGTGGTGGTTGTTTCCTTTACGCGGTCAGCAATAACCAGAGCCATTACTTCAACTCGACTGTCAGGTTACCAGCGTTGATGCGGAAGATATCCCCAGACGCGATTGTCTTGGATACATCAAGCGCACCGACAAACAGGATGTTGCCAGATGTTGCGGCGTCCGCGATGAATGCATGTGTCACCGTGTAGTTAGCCACACCAGATGACGCAGAGTATTCAATGTTACTTGTGTTCGATACAGTCTGCTGGTCTGCCGATGAAGATGTCAGTGTCCAATCAGCGGCGGCTACCTGTTGACGGGTGTAGTTGGCATCCTCTGAGGTGGTGTTTACCTCAGTGAGTGTGCCAGCCTCTGCGTCAGATACAGCGGTTGCCAGTCCAATGTAGATACTATCGCCGGGGGATGTGATGCTCCCAGCGTTGTTTTTGAAGAGGAAACTAAGAAGTTTGTTCTCCAAGTATGTGGTTGCGGCGTTAGTCGTTGCCATGTCTTAACCCTCGTTTTTCTGATAGAAGTTGTCGATTGAGTTTCTCATTTGCTGTTCTTCTGTAATTCGCTGAACAGCGGCTTGGTACATCGCCCCATAACGCTCATTGAGACCAGCGTTACGGTTGAACATAGATGCCTCCATAAGACTGCCATACAACAGTGCATCGCTTGCATTGTCTGTCAGCCAGTTTGTAAGGTTGGCCGCAGATAGTGCTGGGAGACGGCGGCGGTAACTAATCTCAACAGGTATGTTAGTCGCCGGGGTTGGCGCGACATAAATAGTCAAGTCGTCAAAGTATGAGTAATACTCTGGATTGCCTGTCGCGGTTCTGTCTGGCCAGAACTCCATCATAAATTCGTCTGACCGAAGAAGAAGCGGTTGGTGTGAGCCAGTGTTTCCAGATGTATAACCCGGAACAAGTTGTAAGTTCTCTAGCGACACCATATCAGTAGGCATCGTCAAGAATGGGTCGTTGGCTGTTAGTGATGAGGTCTGGCGTCTGCGAAACGCTGGTATCTTTAGGTCGCGTGACAGGCGCAGTTCAGTAAGGTCAATAAATGTAGGAACGGCGGCAGAGAACTCTGTGCCATCATCTTCCATAAAGTCTTTGATGTTTTGAACTAGCGTGTTGTAATCCATGTTTAACTACCGGCTGTGTGCGGATACCTTGCTAAGAAGGCCGCTGTGTTGCTTGCTGGCTCTGTCCTATCAGGCCTTGGATGTCTTAACGCTTGGGCATCGTTTACACGCTTTTTGCCAAGCTGAAGTTGCGGGTGGTCCTTGTCCAAGCATGGTGGACAGACGCGAAGCCCGTTCTGTCGTTTGTTCTCTATCTGCGGTTTGATATCCTTGTATGGATACCTTTGACCGCACCTATCACAGAGAGCGAGAGACTTTTTGCCAGATGCGTATCTGGACATCGTTAACCCAGTGCAGGGATAATTCTGAAGTCAGAACGGTCCCTGTCCTCAGTTGCCGCAAGATTAAAGTCCTCTTCGTATAACTGTTTTAGGAGAGTAATGCGGTCTGCCGCCATTGGATTTTTTAAAGCCATCTGATACGCCAGCCCAGAAACAATGGCTGGGAGAAACCGTGTCGGAGCGTCATACTGCGTGATAGAACCGTTTACACTATCTTCGATGCGGCGAATGCGATAATAGACCAGTGTATAGTTATTGTTGTCTGGAACTGGCCAAACGGTAACTACAGGATAATCCCGAAGACGCTCGACATAAATCTTAACTGGACGGCCTTCTGAATTTTTTGCCGCGATGCTCGCATACTCACCAAGGCCCATGCGTGTTATTGCAAGGTCTGACTGGGTCGCGCCCGTTCCGGTGCGGATGGTGTGGTCTAGGATACTGACGGTGTCTGCTGGGAGATTGTATGTCGCTGTGCCTTGAGTAAGGGAGAGCGTTGCTTCATCTACAGTCCAGAGGTTAATACCCCGGTTGGCGAAGTCTTGTGCGAGGAGGTTTAAGGAACGCCGTGCTGTGCGGAAGTCGCTACCTGAGTAGGCGCGACCAAGCCCTGCCCGTTCATAGGCTTCTTCAACTATCTCATGGATATCAAGATTGAATGTAGCTGTTCCCGAAGTAGCCATTCTCTCATACTTTCTAAAGCGTAAGCCGTTTCTTCTCTCCGCTCTTGGTTTCGCTTAACCTTTGTTAAGCGACCCTGCTCGGAGACTGTTGTTTGCTTGTGGTGTCTGTGCGCCTTCCTGACGCGGCGATAACACATTACTTGCGGAACTTAGCGGTCTTCCTTGCTATTTTCTTCGGCTGTTTAACAAACTGTTTTCCAGCCTTGGTTCCTTTTCGTTTTGCCGCTGAGGTTGCGGAATACTCTTTTGATGAAAGAGATTTGATTGCCTTCTCCGGGAGGTAGCGTTCACCCGTTGCTTTAGAGCCAAGTGTGCTGTTCTTACCACTCTTCGTTCTCCACTTTTGCTTTGTCCATTTAGACAATTTGTTGGAAGACTTTTTCTTGCCAGCGTAAGAACCACCGGCATCTTTGTAGTATTTA